ACAACTAAAACCAAAACAATTAGAGATATGGAATTAATAAGAAGATACATTAACGAGAACGACCTAAAGGCCAAAGGTAAGAAGCAAGTGAAAGCCTGGAATAGATTTTACATCTGTTCTTACTTGAGAGACTTAGGTTACACATTGCACGAAATAGCGAGAGAGATTAATAGAGACCACGCGGCAGTTGTAAACGGATTGAAGCAACATAAGTTATTGAAGAGGGATGAACTATTCATAGAGCTGACTTCTGAGGTTCGCTCATTGTTTCCAATCGGTCAGAGTAATGTAGGGGTCAATTTTTCTACGGTAATGTTTCAAATACTAGCGAGTCAAGACAATAAAATACTAACCAATCAAACTAATAAATAATGGCAGAAAACAAGAAATCAGTTTTACTTCATTGCGACATTATCCATACTATTGAGAAGATGGATGACAAAACAGCTGGAGAGTTCTTTAAGCATTATCTAAGATACGTTAACGACTTAAACCCATCTACAGATAACTTACTAGTAGAGATAGCTTTTGAACCAGTTAAGCAGTCTTTAAAGCGAGACCTTAGAAAGTGGGAGTCTAGAAGTGCTAGAAGTAAAGAGAACGGTAAGTTAGGAGGTAGACCAAAAGCTCAAGAACCTAAAAAACCTACTGGGTTAATCACGAAACCTAAAAAACCTACTGGGTTATCTAAGAAGACAGAGATACCTACACTAGAGGAGTTTATAGCTCACGCTGTAGCAAGAAAGCCTAATGTATCTCCAGATGATGTTACTCTAAAGTATTACGCTTGGGTAGATAATGATTGGAGTATTACTAGAAAAGATGGGATACATAAGATTCAGAACTGGAAATCTACATTAACTAACACGGTTAAATATCTTAAGGAGAGATATAAGCAGCCAGAAGAACCTATAGTAGAGACTCTAGAGCAAAGAATGAGGAGGTTAAATAACGAAGCTAAAGCACAAGGTTAAGATGGATATAATTAAAGAGAGTTCAATTAAAGAGCGTTTAAGAGACTATTACCATAATGGAGGAGGTAACACATTCTATTTAGGTTTTAAGGGTTTAGGTTCTTTATATTCGATAAAAGAAGGTGGTTGTACTGATTGGTCTGGATTGCCTGGCAGTGGAAAGACAGAAGTTCTATTGGATTCTTTGAAGTTCTGCTCTAGACATTATAGACATAAACACCTAATACATATGCCAGACGCTGGAACTATTGAAGAGGTAATAGGTAAGCTAATCCACAAGATGTCTGGTAAGCAATTTGAGGAGTTCTATATAGATGCTGAAGGTAACAAACAGATAATCGAGAATAGGGTTACTGAAGAAGAGCTTAATCACTATCTACCCTTAGTATTGGAATACTTTAAGATATTAGACCCAGAGACAAATAATAACTCTAAGGCATTAACTCCTAAAGAGTTTTGGCAGTTCTCGGTAGATAACCAAAAAGAGCTAGGTATATTCTCAGCAGTAATTGACAGCTGGAACTATATGAAGCACGATGTAGGCTTGTTGCGTTATGACCAATGGTTAGAAGATACATTAAGTTTTAGGAATGAATTAGCTGAGAGAAACAATCTACACTTTCACACTATTATACATCCAAAGAGCGGCAAGAAGGTCGAGGGTAAAACACAGATGCCAGATATGCACGACTTGAAAGGAGGTTCAGAGTGGGCGAACAATGGTAAAAGCATCATTATAGTACACAGAGAGTTTGGTTCTACTATAACAGACATAAAGATAAACAAGGCTAAACCAAGAATAGTAGGTACTCAAGGTATTGTATCACTTCAATACGACATAAAGCAAGGAGCGTTCTATGAGTTTATAGATGGGAATAAGAAGTTTGCAGAGCCACAAGTTAAGCCTTCTAGTAATCTTAACGCTCACAGAAGCCTAGATTTTGATAACTTTTAAATAATAGACAATGGTTACATTTGAAAAGAAGACAGACGTACACTTTAAGATATTTATGTACGGATTAAAGATAGGTTCTTTAGCAATAGGAAAAGACTACTACAGAGTCTATATGAGCCATAATGATATGTACATACCTAAGACAGCTAAAAAGAGCATTAAATCAATCATAAAGCGTATTTATGAAGGTAACAACAAGCAGATAGAACTTCATAAGTATGTGTACGAGAACAGAGAGAGCTTGAGCATTAAAAGAATGATGAAAATACTGGACTAATGGAGTATAATAATGACTTTAGATATGACTTAAAAGTAGGTCAAGTAGCTGAGACTTTACTTGCTGACTTATTAGAGAATAAGAAAATAGAAGTTAAACGTGATTTAAGAGCTTTAGAGACTGGTAACATCTACATAGAGTATGAGAGTAGAGGTAAGCGTTCTGGAATAGCTAAGAGTGAAGCTGACTACTATTGTTACTTCATTAGTGATAGCAGAATGTTCTTAATAACCACAGAAGACTTAAAAGCATTGTGTAGAAAATACATAGGAACTAATAGAGATAGAAAAGGAGGGGACTCTAATACATCTAAAGGTATATTATTACCTATAACCGACTTAATTAAATAACTATGAAGTGTAAGAACTGCAAAGATGAGTTTAAACCAAGACAATTCAATAGAAAATATTGTACTAAAGACGAGTGTAACGACCTACATTTTGAATTCTTAAAGGCTCAGATGTTTAAGAGAGTTAATAAAGAGAAGAAAGAGAAGAAAAAAAAGCTGGAAACGGTTCAAGACTTGCTAAAGTCTACCCAAATAGTATTCAATAAGTATATAAGAAAGCGTGACAAAGGACAACCGTGTATTTCTTGTAAGAATCCTACACCTAAAAAAGTTAATGCTGGTCACTATATAGCCTCTGGTAAAAGCAAATTTCTAACATTCAACGAAGATAACGTACACTTGCAATGTGAATACTGCAATACTCACCTGCACGGTAACTTATTAGACTACAGAATTAACCTAATTGAGAAGATAGGAATAGAAAGAGTTGAATATTTAGAAGAAAACCGACATATTACTAAAAAATATTTACGCTCTGAACTCCTTGCTATTACTGAGAAGTACAAAAAACTTTTAAAATAATTGAAAAAAAGTATATAAAAAGTTTGTAGAAGTGTAAAAGTTCCTTAACTTTGGTCTCAGATAACAACAACAACAACTAATTATTATGAGAAAATTAACTGCAAAATCACAAAAGACTTTAAGTAAATTAGAAGCTAAAGCTGACTTTTTTTCTGTTGATAATGTAAGAATGCCATCAATAAAATTAATAGCAGAACTATTAAGTGAACTAAATAAAGATTTCTTTTGTACTTCTATGTCTTGTGAAAAGCATACTAAAGCTGTTGGTATGCAATATACTACGGGAGGAGGTTCTAAAGTTTATAATGGTTCATTATTATCATTTAAATTGAATGGTATGAAAATCGAATTAGATAGTACTGATTCTTACTATAGTTATCAAACAAGAGGATACGCACAAGACTTAATAAAATTTATAAACGAATAAATATGAGCAAAGAAGAATACTACAACGAATTGCTTTTGTGTAACGGATTTACAGAGGAGCAAATAGAAGAGATGTCAGAAGAGGAAAAGGAAATGAATTTAGGATTTCAATAATTAAAAATAAATGAACAAAACAGAAACAAAACAGAAACCAGTAAAAGTAGATAGGACTATTCCAGACCTATACAAAAGTAAAAGAAAGGAGAGTAGATTTAAGTACTCATTCGCAAAACGTTAAATTATAAACAAACAAAAACAAAGTAAAATGGAGAACAAAAAAAGAGTTTACACGGTATCTCAAGACGGACTAGAGCTTATTAAACACCATATGAAGGAACTAGGTTTAAAAGCCAATAACACTACAGCGGTAGATTTCGCTGTTAATATGTTAGCAAGTACAATCCATAGAGCTTACCTAAAAGAAATGGAGAATGAAAATAACGGATAAAGCACAAACTAGAAAGAACACACCAGTATACTCTGGAGTACTTAAATACTTTCCTAATGCGTTAAAGGAGGTCTCTAAGGCATCTAAAGCTGGAAACGACCAACACCATCCAGGTAAACCTTTACACTGGGATATGGATAAGAGCAAGGATGAGTACGATGCACTAGTAAGACATCTGATTGACCATTCAAATGACCCAGTAGATGACGATGGAGTACTTCACTTAACCAAAGTAGCTTGGAGAGCTTTAGCTGGACTAGAGAGATTTTTAACCAATAAACAATAGTAAAATGATAAACGACAAAAAAGAAACATTCGAGACAATTTTAGAAGACAGAAAGCAAAGTATCTATAAGAGCTTAGCTTCATTCCAACAAGAATGTCCAACTATCCACAAGGCTACTAAAGGCTACGGATATACTTACAGCGACTTACCGACTATATTTAAAGTAATTAATCCATTGCTACAAAAAAATGGTCTAGGCTTTACGCAGTTAATAGAAGGTCAGTCTATAGTTACTACTCTATTTCATATAGAGACTGGTCAGACTATCACGAGTAAGACAGATATCCCTTCTGATGTATCGTTGAAAGGTATGAACGACTTTCAAGTCTTAGGAAGTGCTGTAACTTATATCCGTAGATACGCTCTGTCTTCAATGCTCGGAATAGTTACTGATAAAGATATAGATGCGTCTGGCGAACAACAACCTAAGAAAAAGCCATCTATTTCTAATGATAGATTTGAGAAGGGAGTTGAAAAGGTAGCTAACGACAAGTTGACTAAGGAAGCATTTTTAAAGATGTTAGAAGGCTTTGAATTAAGCGAGGTACAGAAAGCATCATTAAAATTACTATAATAATATAGGGGGGTTAAATTCCCCCTTTTAAAAACAATAAGATTATGAATGTATTAAGTTTATTTGATGGAATGAGTTGTGGGCAAATCGCACTTAATAAATTAGGTATTAAGTATGATAATTACTTTGCAAGTGAGATTGATAAGTATGCTATGCAAGTAACGCAGAAGAACTACCCAAACACAAAGCAGATTGGTAGTGTTACAGAAGTAAAAGGAGAGGATTTACCAAAGATTGATTTACTTTTTGGTGGTAGTCCTTGCCAAAATTTAAGTAAAGCTGTTATAAATAATATAAAGCATAACGGAGGTTTAAATGGAAAAAAAAGCAGTTTGTTTTATGAGTATTTAAGAATACTTACAGAAACAAAACCAACTCATTTTTTGCTTGAAAATGTAGGAGGTATGAGTGAAGAAAGTAAAAACCTAATAAGTGAAGCTCTTGAAGTAGAGCCTATACACATTGATAGTAACTTAGTTTCAGCACAAGATAGGAGTAGATACTACTGGACTAATATACCTAACGTAGAGCAACCAAATGATTTAGGTTTAACTTTAAACGATATAGTTTTAAATTCAAATGAAGTTGAGAATAAATATTGGTATAATAGAGATTTTATTTACAATGGTGATGACAAAAAAGTACAAGCAACTTTAGATTTAAAAGGTCACGATATTTTAAAAAGAGTAAATAACTTAAATAATAAAAGTGCTACTCTTACTTGTTGTAGTGGTGGTAGTCAGCAAAAAAAAGTTTTTCAAAATGGCAAGTGTAGAAAGTTAACACCTTTAGAGTACGAGAGACTGCAAACCGTACCAGATAATTATACACTAGGTGTTAGTGATAGTCAAAGATATAATATGTTAGGTAACGGTTGGACGGTAGACGTAATAACACATATATTTAAAAACATAAAACAATGAAAGAACTAAAGATAAGAGCATCGCAGTTAGGTAAAATAATGTCAGACGATGCAAAGAATAAGATAACAGACAAGCAGCTCCTAGTGTTAAAGGGGTTGCTGTCTAAGATAAAGCTAACGGAGAAACAAGCTCAACTCAGAGATGTATTACTCCTTAAGAGAGATGCTAAACCAGAGCTATCTACTGGAGCTAAAACTTATATTAAGGAGCTATGGCTAGAGGACAACTACGGAATCAAACAAGAGATTAATAGTAAGTATCTAACTAAGGGAAATGATGTGGAAGAATTGTCTATTCAGTTGGTTGAAACTATGATGGATAAAGAAGGTTTATACAAGAATGATGAGTACTTTGAGAACGACTATGTAAAGGGTACTCCAGACGTAATAACAGATACTTGTGTTATAGATGTTAAAAGTTCTTGGTCTGCTGCTACATTCCCATTCTTTGACGAGAAGTTAAGCAATAAGAACTACGAATGGCAATTGAAAGCATATATGTGGCTAACTAATATCCACGAATCTTATCTCTCTTATTGTCTTGTTCCTACTCCAGAAGTCTTAATACTAGACGAAATGAGAAGAGTAAGCTGGAAGCGTGGCGAAGGTGGCGAAGTATCTAAGACCGTAGAGAATGAAGTTAGACAATACTTTGATATCTCAGAGATACCAGTGTGGGAGAGAATTAAGTCTTTTAAAGTGACTCTTAACGGAGAAGACATAGCTAAGATTAAGGAGAAGGTAAACCTAGCTAAAGAATACTATAATAACTTAAAATAAAAATATGATTGATTTAATAAAAGGAGATTGCTTAGAGGTAATGAAAGATATTCCGAGTGGCTCAATAGATGCAATAATAACAGACCCTCCGTATGGAACGACTGCTTGTAAGTGGGATAGTGTTATTCCTTTTGATTTAATGTGGGAACAACTGAATAGGGTTATAAAACCTAACGGAGCGATAGTTTTATTCGGTAGTGAGCCTTTTAGTTCAGCGTTGAGAATGTCAAATATTAAGAATTATAGGTATGACTGGGTGTGGAGTAAAAATACATATACTAACTTTTATTTTGTCAAAAAACAACCTGCTAAAAAGCACGAGGTTATAAGCGTTTTCTACAACAGCCAACCTACATACAATCCACAAATGGAGGAAGGCGAGCCATATATAGATAAGAGGCGGAAAAAAGAAAGAAAAACAGCTTTGGTTAAAAAATCTATTAGTAAAATTGATATTGAAAACAAAGGAACTCGTTACCCTAGTAGCATTCAAAATTTTAAAAACGGAGGGAAAAAACAACACCCTACTCAAAAACCCATATTATTAATAGAGTATTTAATTAAGACATACACTAACGAAGGCGAATCTATATTAGACTTTACTATGGGTTCGGGTTCGACTATGGTAGCTTGTCAGAATACCAATAGAAACGGAATAGGTATAGAGATGGATAAGAATTATTTTAACATAGCAAAACAAAGAGTAAAAGAAAACGAATATAAATTACTATAAAAATATGATTGATTTAAGAAAAGGAGATTGCTTAGAGGTAATGAGAGACATTCCAAGTAGCTCAATAGATGCTATAATAACAGACCCTCCGTATGGAACGACTGCTTGTAAGTGGGATAGTGTTATTCCTTTTGATTTAATGTGGGAACAACTG